CTCTCGTACCACTACGAGGGCGAGGACGTCAACCTCGTCCAGCTCTGGTACGACCCAGAGAGCTTCCCAGAACTCCCGTATCGGCAGGACCACGTCCGACTGTTCGTCGACGAGTACCCCGACGGCGAGGTCGGACTGGAGCCCCACACGGAGGCCTCCAGCGTGACCCACCGCAAGGCCCACCTGGAGGAGCGGACGTTCGCCCGGCAGCCGGCGATCGAGCGTGTCGCCGACCTGCTCGACCACGCCGATATCGACTACCGGAGGACAGCATGACCGACCCGCAACAGATCTTACTCGGCGTCGCACTCGGCGCGATCCCGACAGCCATGCTGGGTCGCATCGCCGCGGCGTGGCTCGCCAAACGCGCCGGGCTCAAGCCCCGAGAGATCGCGCAGTACTCGGACGCCGCCGATGGCGACAGCGAGGACACATGACCGAGGTACGCATCGCCCCTGACGACACGGCTCAGGAGCTGCGGGACTACGTCCGCGCACACCCCGGCGTCCGAAAAGACAGCTACGCCGTCGACGGCGACCCCGTCGAGGGCGCGTGCTACGTCCTCTCCGAGGCGTACTTCCACGCCGCCGGCGGGACGGACCGCTTCGGTGTCTACCGACTCGACTGGAGCGAGATGTACGACGACGCCGACAGCGCACACTGGTTCCTCCGCGATACGGACGCCGAGGACACCGTTATCGACTTGTCGCTCCCGACGCCGGCGGACGGCGACGCCGTCCCCTGGGACGCTGCGCGACACCGGGCGTTCATCACCGGCTACGAACCGAGCAACCGGGCGAAGCGCGTCCTCGACGCGCTAAACATCGCATACTAAAACAAACTCAACCTCATGGGAGCCCCAGACGAGTTCCACGACGAGGCCCACCAGAAAGCCAGAGAGATCACCGGCGAGCGCCGGTACGGCGAGTGGGGGCAGTGCATCGCGACCGCCAAGTCGGCTGGCCGGCGCTGCCGGGGATACGCCCAGGGCCCGCACGGGAAGTGCACAATACACGGCGGGGCTGACGACTCCGGTGCGCCAGAGGGTAACGACAACGCCGAAGGGAACGACGGCGGCGGCGCACCCGAAGACAACACCAACGCCGTCACGCACGGGGCGTACGCCGACCACAACACGTACTACCAGAACGTCCTCGACGACGAGATGCGGGAGTTCGTCGACGACGTCTTCGGGGACTACCTGGAGCAGTACAAGGAGCTCCACGGCGAGCCGCCGCTCGGAATCGAGGCCGAGCTCTTCCGCATCGCCGTGACACATGCGAAGGACATCGGCCTGGACCGCTGGACCGACGAGAAACCTGGGGGACTGGAGAGCGGCCACGCGCTTGTCGACCGCGAGACCGAGGAGCGGTTCGTCGAGGCCATCGGTCCGGTCACGAAAGAGACCTACCGTGAGTCGGTGGTTCTGCAGGCCCAGAAAAAGCTCTCGACGGACCGCCGGCAGTGGCTCAAGGACCTCGGCCTGCTGGAGGACCCGCAGTCCCAGACGGCCGCCGCACTCGGCGACCTGAAAGACGCGTGGAAGGCCTCCGCGCAGGGTGGTGACTCATGAGCACACAGCAACTCCCGGACGGCGTCGAACAGCGCCTCCCCGAGCACTACACGGGCCCGGAGCGCTACTGGCAGGCCGCCGAGGACTGGTTCGATATCGCGCTCTCGCCCGAGCAGCGGGAGATCCTCGAACACGTCGCCGAGAATCAGTACACGCATCTGGAGGGCGGCAACGGCTTCGGCAAGACGTTCGCGATCGTCGCGCTCGCACTCGCGTTCCACAAGCGTCACTACCCGAGCTCGGTCGTCGTCACCTCGGGGACGTACGGGAAACTCAAGCGCACGTTCTGCGCCGACGCCGAGGACCTCCACGGGTCGAGCCCGCTGTTCGGCGAGTGGAAGTGGTCGCCGAACCCACACATCGACATCGAGGACGAGCCGACGTGGCAGTTCGAGGTCCACTCGCCCAAGGAACCCGGCGAACTGGAGGGTGTTCACAACGACCACGTCTTGGTCATCGTCGACGAGGCCGACAAGAAGGACGTTGACCTGGAGACGCTGGACTCGATGGACTCGCTCATCTCAGATCGGAATGACCGCATGGTCGTCATCTCAAACCCGCCGGAGGACGAGACCAACGCGGTCGCGAACATGGGCGAGATAGGCCTCGAACCAGAGAAGCTCCAGTTCAGTACGTTCGACAGCCATAACGTCCACGTCGAGCGCGGTGCTCGCGACGGCGACCGAATCCCCGGCCTGACCGGCCTCCACAAGCTCAAGAAGAAGTGGAAGGGCCACAACGGCGAAGCCTGGCCCGGCTTCGAAGAGGCTCGGGCGATGTCACTGCCGGGGAACAAACAGTACCGGAAGGACTTGAACACGCTGTGGTACCGGCGCTTCGCCGGCATCATGCCGCCCGCCGGCGCGACGAAGAACCGCCCCATCGACCCCGACCTCGTCGCCCGCGGCTACGTCGAGCGCGCCGGGGACCTCGATGCTGGCTCTCGCTGCGGGACGGGCATCGACGTTGCCCGCTCCGGCGACCGGACGGTCCAGATCGACGAGCGCGACGGCGTCCTGATCGTCGAGTACAGCGAGCCTGGGACGGATCACACTGTCCAGTTCAACACGATGTGGGGCAACCTGGAGGCGGAGCCGGGCGCGCAGATCTCCGGCGACGCCGTCGGCGAGGGGTCGGGCAAGCTGGACGACACGGCCCAGCGGTTCCCGGACGTCGACCGGTTCAAGGCCGGTGAGACAGCCGTCCAGGCCGAGGAGTACAAGGACCGGTGGACCGAGGGCCTGTGCGAACTCGGGAAGTGGCTCGAACGCGGCGGGGGGTTCGCTGACACCCGGCTCCGCAAGGAGCTGAAGATCGCCGCGAGAGAACTGACGCTCTCGGAGACGTACATCAAGAGCCGCGACGCGCAGGTGTACGTCGCCGATCCGAAGGACGCGGTCAAGGACCGACTGGGCCACTCGCCGGACCACCTCGACGCCGCGATCATGGCGGTCACGGCGGCCGAGGGGCTGCAGCCTGAGGAGGACGCTGGCCCGAGCGGGCCGGGGACGTGGTGATACTCATGACAGACGATACTAACGCCGAGACGGGACAGTCCGAGAGCGACCCCGGCGGCGGGGACGATGTCGAACTGACCGGCGGCGATCTCCCGGAAGTCGACGACGAGGTCATGGAGCTCGTCGCCGCCGAACAGGTCGACATGGCGATGCGTCAGGTCCTTGCCGACCAACTTGGCGAGAACGTCGACGCCGAGGGAGTCAACGACTACTACGACGTCTTCGACTGGGATCCGAACCCGACGGCGACAGACTACTACGCGATGGCGCTACGGAACCCGTACGCCTTCGCCGTCACGTTCCTCCCGGCGATGACGGCCTGGCGGGACGCGCCGCGGATCGTCGACGACGGCGAAGCTGCCGACGGTCAGACCGAGTTCGAGGCGGACCTGCAGGAGCACGCCCGGGAGCTGGACCTCTGGCACTACGGCGCCCGAGCAGACATGCTCGCCGGCATCGGGACGTTCGGCATCCTCGTTCTGGAGTTCGACGACATCGAGCAGGGGCAGGTCGGCGACGGCGGGGAAGACGATGGGTTCGCCTCGGCGGTCGACAACCCGACCAGCTTGCAGGGGCTACGCCCCTACTCGCGGGAGTCCGTCGAGGACGTCCGCCTTGGTGGGCCGGGCTCGGGGCGCTGGGGCCAGCCCGTCGAGTACCAGATCGACCTCGGCGACGAGAACGACGAGGAGTTCGGGATCGAACGGGAGGGCCCGGATACGATGTGGGTCCACCACTCGCGGGTCATCCACATCCACTCGGACCAGCTCCTCGACGACGAGATCCGCGGCATCCCGCGCCAGCAGCCTGTCTACAACAACCTTATCGACATCGAGAAGACGCTCGGGAGCGCCGGCGAGCTGGCCTACCGCGCATCGGCGTGGGGCATCAACATCAACATCGACAAGGACTTCGACATCGAGCAGGGCGGCGATCAACTCCGCGAGCACCTCGCCCGCTGGCAGTCCGGGCTGGAGAACGTGCTCCGGACCCACGGCGCCGACCAGGTCCAGAGCCTCGGCGGCGAGGACATCGACCCGTCGCTGGTGACCGACCCGAACATCGAGGCCATCTCGGCACAAACGGGCATCCCCCAGAGTGTCCTGAAGGGCAACGAGACCGGCGAGCGGGCGACCACCCAGGATCTCAAGGAGTGGTACGGCAAGGTCCAAGAGCGTCGCGAAGAGTTCGACA